CGCTTGCATCTGAGCCAGCGTGCGACGGCCTTCCATGTCGCACTCAACCTTGTCGTTGGCCCACAGCCCAAAGCGCTGCTCGACCTTGCGCGCCCAATCGCGCGCCTCTTGGTCGGTCATGCCAAGCTGGTCGCTCTCCGGGGCGGCCTTAAGGCGAAGGCCCGTGCCGACAGTGTTCGCCACGGCCTGTTCAATCGCCCCCGAAATCCAGCCATTATTGTGGATCGTGTCGAGGGTGCGCGCGGCTGCGTCGGTCCATGCGTTGCCGATGTCATCAGCGCTGTCGCGCAGCGCGGGCTTCCAACCAGCAAACACCACGCCACGGCCACCACGCATGAACTCCGAGCGAGGCGCGGGGTTCTGCGCGGGCGCACTTGATGGCGCGAACAGATCGCGCAGTCGCTCCATGATCGTCATGTGGCCTACCTGTTGAACAGTGATGACGCGTTCGCAAAACGCGAGCGCAGATTAGTCGGTGCCGCCGCCGCAACCGGGGGCGGATTGGACGACGGCGGCACCTCCACCGGAGCGCCATCCGCCTCGGCGGTGGAACCTTCGCGCACGACGCCTTCCGGTATTCTTTGGACGTTCAGCGTATAAGCTGCGGCAGCGCACAGCGCCTCGCAGTCGAGAAAGTGGTTCTGGCGTGAGCGCGGAACCCATGTCGGCTTGCCGCTGTTGTGATCAACGACGCGCACTTCCGACACAAGCTGGCGGCAGTAGTCCTCCGTCACGTCAGATGGAACGTAGAACGCTCCGGGCATAGTCAGCGGCGTGCGGATGCGCGACACGATCATGCTCTTGAAGAAGTCGGTCGAGACGAATGCAAGGTTGATCGAATAGAGCGCCTTCTTGCCATCAGGCTTCACTTCGATCTTCGATATGCGATAGGGCGGCTGCATGATGTCGCGCCCCTTGGTCGGGGTTGCGATCCATGAATAGCGCCGACAGAACTCATAGACCTTATGCTCATCGCCCTGCTCCGGTTTGTTAGGCCGGAAGCCGCTGTCGATGAACACCTTCTCAATGTGCATGCCGCCAACTGGCGTCAGGATGCGGTCAACCAGCGAGAGCCACACTTCATCGTCGGACGTGACGCCGTAGAGCGTCCCGTAGTCGAGAAGCCATGACGTGCCGCGCGCACCGTAGCCACGCACCGTGTAGTAGAGTGACATCTGCTGAACGTCGACGCCCATGACCACGCGCAACACGCCGTCAGGCACCTCGCCCAGCTTGTAGGGCATCCGGCGCTCCATGATCTCCTGCCACTCGGGCATGTTGCCCGATGCGGTCATGGCATAGAGTTCACCGAACCCCGCGTTCATCGCGGTCTGAATGCGCGCCTGATCACCGGACAGGAGCGCCGTCAGGTAGCTCTCGGCGCGCTGGCCCCACGATACGAAGGGCGACGCGAGGCCGGAAATCCAGACCGAGAACGTGCTGCTATCGGGCGGCGATCCAGTCACCACGCCGTCGCGGTCCACGCTCTGCCCCGGCGCGACATAGACGCCGCGCGCATTCATCGCCTTCTTATGTTCCTCATCCGTGTGCAGCGCGCCGCAGCTTGGACAGGCCAGCGTTGCTTCCCGGCGCGCTTGGGCTGGGGTGGCGTTCTTGGGCCACGACAGCAACTTGAAGCGTGGGATGAAGTAGTCTCCGCAGTGCTGGCAGGGCCATGCCCAATGGTAGCGCGTTCCCTCCTGCCATGCGCGCCAGATCGGGCTGGCGATGTCATCGGGGTTTCCCGGCTTCCAGAAATCCAATCCGCTCACCGGATCATGCTCCACTTCGACCAGCCCTTGCGAGGGCGTGGACGTGATCGCGGTGACGAAGTCTGCATAGGTGATGCCGCGCGCTTCGATCAGGCCGAGCGCATCGCCCTGCCCTTTGATGTTCGCGTTCATCTCGTCGTATTCGTCAACCAGCGCCAGCGCTGCCGGATCGGACTTGAGTGCGGCTGACGATCCAGCGTGCGCGAGGCGGACGCGGACGCCCGCGACCCACTTCAACGTCTTCTTCATGCGGCGGCCACGGATGACCTTGTTCCGCAAGCTCTCGGCCTGATCCAGAAGGGCCATCAAGCGTGGCTCAAACTGGTCGGTCAGGAAGTCCTTGGTCGGTCCAGCGTACAGGATCGGCGCGGGGCGCTGATCAAGGCGCGCTCCGATCACGTCGAGGATACTGTCGGTCTTGCCGCTCTGCGCGGACGTGACCGCCACGACGCGCTTGTAACGACCCTCATGCACAGCGCGCGCCCACGGCACCATGTAGGGCGTGAGGAACGGATCGCGGGGGCCGGGGATGCCAGCCGTCTCTGGATAGACGCGGTTCTCAGTGGCCCACGCGTCAGGCGTTATCTTCGGCGAAGGCCTCAGAAGGCTCGCCGCCAGCTTCCAGAATTGCGCTCGCTTTGTCGGCGCGGTCGGCCATGCGCGAGAGACTGTCATCGACCTCTTTCTCAATCACCCTGCGCAGCTCCATGTCACGCGTGACACGCGCTGGCAGACCCACCATTTCAGACCGCACCGTTGCGACGAATTGCGCGAACTCCCCCTTCGCATCTTCGACGGAGATCAACTCACGCTCGCGCTCAGCGATGCGGAGTTCGATCTCTTTGGCGCGTGCATCTCGGACGCGGCTGTCGGCGGCGCTCTTGCTGGACCGCCTGTCCTCGTCCTTCATGTAGCGGATATATCCCTGCACCGTGCCAACCAGCGGATACTGGTCCTTTCCGGTCTTGGGGATGTATCCCGCCTTGTGCAGCTTGCGCACCCACTCGACACTGATCATCAAGAGGCGCGACACTTGCTGCAAGTTGAGCATGCCAGCCTGTTGCTGGTCCTGCACAGGCTCCCTTGCCATCAGCGGACGCCGATATACTTGTGAGACTGAACGCTAAGGTGCCAGTTGCGGCTGATGGCCGTGTGAATGCAGAGCTGCGTCGCCTTGGGCGACTGCGACAACGGCTGCAACCAGATCGACGGCAGCACAGACTTCACCTGCCTGATCAGCGCCTCAAGCTTGGCGATGTCATCCAGCTTGCCAACTGGCATCTTGATTTCATTGGCGCGCGCAAGCGCGTCAGCGCGAACCTTAAGCCCACCCGGCATGTCGATCTTGGGCGAGAGCGTCACGAACGCCCTGTGGTCGATGCGAATTGGATAGGTGCCGCTCGTTTCAAGCTGCACGCGATAGCCATTCACGATGAGCTTTGACGAAAGCGGCTGCAAGTCATGGATCGCTGGCTCGCCGCCCGTGATCACGATATGGCGCGCGGTGAACGTGGCGCGGATGTAGGAGAGCAGATCGTCGGCGTCCATGAACGCGTAGCTCGCTCCGTCCTTGGTCTTTGCCGTGACCTCGCTGATCGAACGCTCGTCATCGGCATTGATGTGCCATGTGTGCTTCGTGTCGCACCACGGACAGCCAACAGGACAGCCTTGCAGACGCAAGAACACCGAGGGCGTTCCGGTGAAGGTCGCCTCGCCTTGGATCGTCTCAAAGATCTCGTTGACGGGCAGCGCCTCAGACATCGACGGTCGCTCCGCACTTGCGCGTTTCCTCAACGGTCACGCGCACAAGCTTCACGCCTTTGCCTTCAAGCAGCATCGGACCCACCACGTTGAGCAGGTGAAGCCCCATGTTCTCGGCAGTCGGATTGAAGGGAACGCCGACAATGCCCTTCGGGTCCATCTGCTTCAACTGGTCCAGCATGGGGTCAAGCTTGCTGATCAGCATGCGGTGGTCCCACTGGTCCTCAAGCCACATGCAGAGCGTGGACTTGATCACGCCGAAGTCGATCACGCGGCCAAGCTCATCAAGCGGGGCTTCGCAGTAGAAGTGAATGCGATAGTTGTGACCGTGAAGGTGAGCGCACTTGCTCTCATGCCCCACGACGCGATGCCCACACGAAATGTCGTGGTAGCGATGCGCTGTAATCGTTGCCATGTCTGCCCCCGTCAAAACCCTTGCGACCGGATGATCGCAAAGAACTCGTTGCGCGCTGCGGCGTCATCCATGAACACGCCGCGCATCACGCTCGACACCATCTCGCTCTGGTCGCGCACGCCCCTCCACTGACAGCAGAGATGCTTGGCGCGGACCACGATGGCGAGGCCCTGCGGCTTGAAGGATGCTTCAAGCTCATCCGCAAGCTGCGCGGCGGCTTCCTCCTGTATCTGCGGGCGCGACATGATCCAGTCGACCAGCCGATTGAACTTCGACAGGCCGATCAGCTTCTCGGTCGGGATCACTCCCACCCATGCCTGACCAAGGATCGGAACCATGTGGTGCGAGCAAGCGCTGCGCACCGCGATGGGGCCAACGGTGAACACCTCGTTGACCTGCTTCACATTCGGAAACAGCGTCTTGGCGGGAGCCTTGGTGTAGCGCCCGTGAAAGACCTCACGGAGATACATCTTGGCGACGCGGTGCGCCGTCTCTTGCGTGTTGTGGTCGTTCTCTTGGTCGATCACCAAAGCGTCGAGCAGATCAGCCACACGACGCTCCACCTCGTCTTGCAGCATCGAAAGCTCAACGTCGGAGATGTAGTCCGCGATATTGTCGTTGGCCTTGAACGGAATGCCCGCTTCCTTGAGGCGCTTGCGAATGTTCTTGCTGACACTCATGCAGACACCACGACTTCGTGGCGACCCGTCAGCAGCGTGACGCGCACGCTCACCACGGAGCCAAGTTTCTTGGCGCGCTCAAACACCTCTTTCGCCACGTCCTCCATAAACACCTTTCGCCCCTGCAATCCGCCAAACAGCGCTTTGCGAGCAGCATAAAGCTCCACGAAGTCCGTGAAGGTGACATAGACATACAGAGCGTCAGGAAGCCCGTTGACAGGGCAACGCGTGACGATAGGAAGCCAGTGACTTATCCGAGCAAACATGCTGCCCCCACTATTGCGCATGCAAAGATGAGGCCCGTCCACCAAGCCCCGTTGAACCACTCCCACTCACCAACACCGTCCACCGTTGGCCCGATGGGCCAGAGAGGCATTTGTGAGAACGCGCCACGATGCGTCACCGTGTCGAGCGCGATATGAGACGCGTGACCAAGTGCAGCGGGCGGCGAGAGCAGAGAGAGCGCGACGGTGAGCCAGAAGCTGTGCGTCACGCGATATGTAAAAGGCGGGGCCTTGTATCGGCGGCGCGTGATCAGCACCACGTCAGGAGCCACCGCCGCAACCGCGCCAGCCACACCGCCAAGAGCGTAGCCAACAGCGGCGTGCGTTATTGCGTCCATTTAGCGCGCAAGGCGTCGTAGTTTGGCGTGTCGGGCAGCGGCATCAAGCCTTCGCGCGCCGCTCGCACGATCAATGGATCAGGCACGCCAGCTTCCAAAAAGCCCTGCGCACGAAGCACCGTCGCATGGTCCTGCGTCAGCGGTGGATACTCCCCGGAGTACGCTGTGTGGCTATACGCCAGCGCCTCCATGCAGCCGGGAAGCGTCTCAGCGAGAAGGATCGAAGCAGCCTTGCTCATGCTGATCAAAGGCGTGTGAATGCGAAACGTGTCGATGCCCAGCGCTTGGTTGATCGCCTCGCATTGAGCGTCGATGAAGCTTGCGCGGCAATCTGGATAGTTTGCATTGTCCTGTTCGCAAACGCCCGCGACCAGATCATAGCAGTCGCGGATGAGCGCGCGGTTTGCCGCAATGGTAAGAAACATGGCGTTCCGCATCGGCACAAAGGTCTTCTCAACCCGCGCGCCAATGATGGCGTCCATTTCCTCGAAACTCTTGTACGTCTCAAGCTGCTCGTCGCTGGTGAGCGGGCTGCGGCCACCAAGCACGGGGCCGATCGCTACCACGTCGTGAGACGCCACGCCTGCCATC